TGATTCCGTACAAACTTTAGGTACATGGATCGCAAGTAATAACGATAAATTTAATTGGAAAGTTATGTGGGGAGCGGCTTCGGCTGTTCTACTGTATACACTTTGGTATGGTTGGTACACTAACGGTGGAGACATCAGTTACGGACGACTAAACAAAATACCGTTCCAAGAGATACAATGGTACCATGCAATGGCGCCAGGACTATTATTAATACTTACAAGGATAGGAGTACCAGTTAGTACTTCTTTTTTAGTATTAAGTGCATTCGCTAGTACGTTTGTGCTAGAGAAGATGCTTGTTAAAAGCATGATGGGTTATGCAGTGGCGGCAGTCGCGGCATATGTTATTTGGATAGGAGTAACTAAAATCCTAAACGAAGCAAACCCAGTTAAAGAAGAACACAAACGATGGTGGAGAATAGGACAGTGGGTAACCACAGGCTTCCTATGGTTCACTTGGTTAAGCCATGACATGGCAAACATTGCTGTGTTCCTGCCTAGAGAGATACCTTGGGATCTAATGGTAATGATTTCACTTGTGTTTATTGTAGGCTTAGGCTTTATGTTCAAAGAGGGTGGAGGTAAGATACAAAATATTGTTATTGAAAAGCACAACACAAGATATGTTCGTAGTGCTACAATAATTGATGCAGTATACTTTCTTATACTTTGGTTCTTTAAAGAACTAAATGATATTCCAATGTCAACAACATGGGTGTTCGTAGGATTGTTATGTGGACGAGAACTTGCTATGGCAACTATGACAGGCAAAGAAAAATTCAAGACAGTGTTTCCGTTGGTTACCAAAGACTTCATCAAGATGATGATAGGACTAGGTGCTTCAGTAGGCGTAGTGTTAATGATACACTATGTTATTGTACCTAACGGATATTAAAATGGAAAGGTAGTGTTCGACGGCACTGCCTTTTTTATTTGACAATATAAAGTAAAGAAAGTATAATAACAATATGAAAATAAGGTTCTATCAAAAACTAGACAAAGGTAGATGGATTGGATTTCTAATAGCCATTGCCGCCGCTTATGTTTTATCAGATGCTAATCCTGATACTCAAGCAGTAGGTTGGGTAATGGCTTGTGTTAGTTGTTTGATGTGGATTTACTTTGCAGTCAAAGACAAAGACATTCCACGAGCAATGATGGAACTTATGTATATGTTACTTGCAATGAGAGCAGTTTATAATTGGATGATAGGATGAAAATAGGAATAGCAGGATACGGATACGTAGGTAAAGCACACGAATTAATGCTTGAACCTTACCACGATATTATTATTAGCGACCCTGCACAAGGCCACTACGGAGACTTACGTCATGCAGATGCAATTATTATTTGTGTCAGCACACCAGGAAGTAGTAATGGTCATTGTGATGTAACCAATGTAGGTGATGTCCTTGATGATGGTCCTAATGTTCCTTACTTAATTAAAAGTACAATGAGTATAGAAGGCTGGAAGTTAGTAACAGATTGTTGTAAGAATAAAAATGTTAGTTACTCTCCAGAGTTCCTACGTGCGGCACATTGGAAAACTGATTTTAGATTAAATGATCATATGTATGTAGGCGGAGGAGATACAAATTTTTGGGCAGAATTGTTTATAGATGCACTAGGTTCAATTAGCGTTACTCCAGCAGATCCTAAAGAACTTATTGCCGCCAAGCAATTAAGAAATAGTTTCTTAGCACTAAAGGTTACTTACTTTAATCAAGTAAAAGACTTTTGTGATGCACAAGAAATAGACTTTGAAACAGTTAGAAAAGTTATTACAGACGACAAGCGAATCAATGCTAGCCATAGTTTAGTATCACGTAATGCACGTGGCTATGGAGGACATTGTTTTCCTAAAGACGTTACTGCAACCATAAGGTCTGCTCAGGTCGCAGGAGGACGTATAACTATACTTGAAGAAGCAGACAATTACAACCAACAGGTTAGAAAGGACCCAACTTGAAGATGAAAATCATTACAGGAAATGCTAATCCTAAATTAGCACAAGAGATAGCAGAACACTGTTTTGCTAGTCTTGTTCCAGCAAACGTCAGCACGTTTGCAGATGGAGAATCTAGTGTAGAGTTTAACGAAAACATTCGCGGTGAAGATGTGTTTATAGTACAAAGTACATGTACGCCTGTTAATGATAGTCTTATGGAACTGTTGATTATGATTGATGCGGCACGTAGATCAAGTGCAAGTAGAATTACAGCAGTCATTCCTTACTTTGGTTATGCAAGACAAGATCGTAAGAGTGCAAGTCGTACTCCTATTACAGCAAAACTAGTTGCCAACTTGTTAGTTACAGCAGGTGCAGATAGGATCCTTACAATGGATCTACATGCAGGACAGATACAAGGCTTCTTTGATATCCCAGTGGATGATTTAACAAGCCGTGTAGTATTTGCAAAAGATATAAAACGTTCAATTGGTATTATCGACGAACCAGATGTAGAACAAGCAAAGACTGTTTTTGTTTCACCGGACGCAGGCGGAGTTGTTCGTGCTAGAAAGTTTGCTGATATGTTTAATGGAGACATTGCTATTGTAGACAAGATGCGTCCTGAAGCAGGCAAGTCAGAAGTAATGAATCTAATTGGAGATGTCAAAGGCAAACATGCTATCCTTGTTGATGACATTGTAGACTCAGGCGGAACACTATGCAATGCGGCCAAAGCAATCATGGATCAAGGTGCTTTAAGTGTTAGAGCATATATCACACACGGTGTACTGTCCGACGATGCCTGTCAGAAGGTTGAGAAAAGTGTATTAGATGAATTAGTAGTTACTGATTCAATTGCCGATCGATGTCCAAAGAACTGTAAGAAAACAAGACAAGTAAGTGTTGCACCACTATTTGGAGAAGCAATGCGTAGAGTTACTAACGAAGAATCCGTTAGTAGCCTGTTTGTCTAAATGGTACGGGTTGGTATAAACGGATTTGGTCGTATAGGTCGATGTGTTGCCCGGCACATTATAAATGAACGTAACGACTTAGAACTAGTAAAAATAAATGCAAGTGGCGACAAAGAAAGTAATTTGCATTTATTAAAGTTTGATAGTATACATGGACGTAACCCCGGTCATGTTAGCAACGACATTGAATGGACTCATGAACGTGACATCACACAACTTAAATGGAATGATGTAGATGTAGTTTTAGAATGTACTGGGGCGTTTAATGATGGAAAGGTTGCAAGTAAACATATAGATAATGGTGCAACTAGAGTATTAATTAGTGCGCCTGCAAAGAATGTAGACTTCACAACAGTTTACGGTGTTAATCATCACGAATTAGAATCAACAGACTTTGTTGTTAGTAATGCTAGTTGTACAACAAATTGCCTTGCTCCTATGGCAATGGTGTTACAGAAAGAGTTTGGAATTAAAAGAGGAGTAATGACAACTGTTCATAGTTACACAGGAGATCAAAGCACAGTTGATAGACGACATAAAGATCCCTATAGAGCAAGAACAGCAGGTATGAGTATGATACCTACAAGCACAGGCGCAACTAAGAACATAGGATTAATTATTCCTGAACTACAAGGTAAACTAACTGGAAGTGCTATTAGAGTTCCTACTGCAAATGTTAGTTGTGTTGACTTTACATTTGAAAGTGAAACTCCTATTGATGTAGACGAAGTTAATTTAGCATTTGAAAGTTATGCTGGTCTCTTTTTAAATGGTGTGTTGGGATATGAAACACAACCATTAGTTAGTATTGATTACAATCACACTGCGGAAAGTTGTATCATAGCCGCAGACCAAACTAAAGTTATAGATAATCATATGGGTCGAGTATTAGGCTGGTATGATAACGAATGGGCATTTAGTTGTCGCATGGCTGACACAGCCGCTTACATAGGAACCTTGTAAAATGAACATCAACATCACTACCTCGCCTACTGGCCGAAGCCCCGAAAACAAATTCTTCTTTGGCAATAGAACAAAACATTTAGATATGTCTAGACCTAAGTATAACAAGATAGGAGTTGAAGAAGACTTCAAAGACTTTCATAATATAATGTACGAACTAGAATACAATCATAATCTAGTTTTTTATACATGCGGGTTTTGTTTTAGAGTAGAAACAAATGATGATAGGCATGCACAGTTTGTCCGTAACATGTTTACTGTAGAAGAGAACGGATTAGAACACACAGCAGATTGGACAATACTTCACAACACTGACTTAGAAATACCTGAGCCTAAAATTTATGTACACCTTGATGAACAAGTAATGTTGATTGCAGGCACAACGTTTTTGGGTGAGATTAAAAAAGGTGTGTTTGGTATTGTAAGTTTTGAAACACCTGCTAACGGTATTTTACCTATGCATTGTTCAGCGTTCACTTATCAAGATACAACTAATTTAATGTTTGGGTTATCTGGCACAGGTAAAACTACACTTAGTAGTGATCCTGACTATCAACTTATTAGTGATGACGAAGTGATATGGGAACAAGAAGGCATTCAAATGATTGAAACAGGTTGCTATGCAAAGTCAGAAGGACTATCGCCTGAAACACATAAAACAATCTTTGATGCTGTCGAACTTGCAAAAGAACGCAACACACTTGTAATAGAAAATCCTAATGCATCTAATGCACGTTTAAGTTATCCAATAGATTGTGTAGAAAATGCATATCATAAGTCTGTATTGTTTGAACATCCTAAAAATATATTCTTCCTTACTATGGATGCTAAAGGTGTGTTTCCTCCATTGAGTAGGATAAGCGGAGACACAGTGAGGCGTTTCTTTGAAACAGGATACACAAGTCAGATGCCAGGCACTGAAGCAGGAACAAACGAAATCAAACCTTTGTTTAGTCCTTGCTACGGATCACCGTTTATGCCACGCGAAGTAAAAGAGTATAGCAATTTGCTAATGCAAAAAGTTCATGCTAACGATTGTAAAGTATATTTGATTAACACAGGAATGGATACAAATGGAAAACGCTTTGATTTAGAGTTTACTCGTAATTGTGTTAAGACTGCTATCGACTTAGGGGCCGCTGACGATAGCAGTAATGTTTTAGAAACTTTGGAAGAATTAATTAGTCAAGGTTAGATATGTGTTTGATATACTCTGCCATAGAGTGATCACCAAAGTTATCTATTTTGCCTTTTTTAATGCCCATCCACATGCCGCGCCATCTATCCTTAAACATCTGCCAGCCTGTAGGTTTTCTATACTTACCGTATGCATTTAGATAATGTTGTGTGCCGTGATGCACATATCCCATAATCCAAAGAGGAACAGTAGTAACTATATCATTGTTATTTTTCCAACGATGATGTGTTACAGCCAAACTTTTACAATAGCCTCTCCAGCCTACTCTTGGAGAACCAAAGGTGTATAGTTCAACAGGATCATTTAATCTATCCTCATGCATACAACGACTTGCCATAATAGTAGCCATTGCCGCACCTAGACTGTGTCCACAAAACCATAATGTCTTTTTAACATTTACTTTTCGTAATAAATCTTCTTGCACATCAGGCCAAAGATCATCTACTTCTTGCTTAAATCCTCTGTGTACCCTACTTACAGTTTCAGCCATTACTGGTGTTGCCTTCAAATCTGCTTTTAAATCATTAAATTCTGTCGGTTGTGTTCCACGACATGCAATTACTATATCAGTCTTATTCATAAAACGATATGCTTGCGCCCCATCTTTATTGTAGAATTCCACAGTTGTAAACCCTAATTTCTTTACTTGACCTTTTGCTTCTTTTATGTTACTATAAGCAATACTTGAAAGTTTAGCAAATAATAGGGATCGTTCTTTGAAATTCAATTCGTTAATTGACATATGCCCATCTCCTAAGTTTACATCTATATTTATTCTAACGCTAAATACTGTATCGGAGTAACTAATGAAAAAACGTACTAGAAGCATATTGCAAGAATTGAATACAGTTGGACGTTCAAAGAAGAATAACGACCATCTAATTGAAGCCACTGGCAATAATATTATTGAAAGTGCGATTAATCTTTTGAATAGAATTGCTGAAAATTATGATGATGCTACCGCAAACGAATTAGAACGTAGGTTCTTAAATTCTATTAGAACTGGAGATCCACGTAAATTTAAAAGAGTAATGTCAAAAGTAATGGAAGCAAAAAATGAAGATAAATGATCTACTAAACGAAGGACCTAAAAAATCCAAATCTATGAAAACCGTTAGTAAAGATGACGATAGTTGGGTTAAAAAAGCAGACGATTGGGTTCGTACTAGTTTTCCTATGAAAGCAATACAAACAATGCAGGGAACAACTGGTAAACCAGGACCTGATGAAAAGCCTTCAATTGATCAAATAAAAAAGAAAACAAAAACAGTAAAGAAAAAAGTAGTTAAGAAAAAGCCAGATGCTAAAAAGCCAGTGCAAAGTAGAAACGATAAAATTAATCCAAGTCAAATTCCACAGATAGCAGGCTTCAAAGACAATAATGAAATTGGTTATCAGTATGCTCCAGATAAAGACTTATGGATACCAAATGATGGATCACAACCACTTACTGGTAAGGAAGGTGCATTGAGATATAATCAATTACCTAGTGGGCAACGTTACTATGTAAAAGAAAGTATTATTACAGAAGGTGGTAATATTTTCCAAGGAACAGCAGACTTTGATCAAAAGATTATTCCTGATATGATGAAACAGATTAATGGTGTAATGACCAAAGCAGGTGTTAAAGCATTACCAATTGGATCAGGCGCAACTCCTACACCAGGTAAGATGAGTGGCGACTTAGATATGATTGCAGATGCAGGACAACTTATAAAGAGATTCAAAGCACCTGACGTAAAGACTGCTAAAGTAGAATTAGAAAAAATGTTTCAACAAGCAGGATTTGAAACTAAAAAGACAGGACAAATTGTACACGTAAAAACTACAGTAGGAGACACTCCACAGCAAGTTGACATTATGGTAGTTGACAATGGAGAAACTGCAAGTAAGTTTCATGTACACGATTTGCCTAAAGGTTCTCCGTACAAAGGTATTCATAAACAAATTATGCTTGCTGACCTTGCAAAAGAAAAAGGATTCAAATGGAGCCCCTATAAAGGTTTAGTCAACAGAGATACAAACGAACTTGTAAGTAATGACTTAGAAAATATTGCAAAACAGTTGATAGGTCCTAATGCAACAGCAGGTGACTTAGGATCAGTAGAAAGTATTCTAGCAAAAATGCCAAGTGCAAAAGAAATTGTAGATCGCCAAGAAGCAGATCCAAACAGTGCTTGGAATAAAAAGAAAATTCAAACACAAGAAAACGAGATAGTGAATGCGTTACGTAGAATTTAAAGAATATAAAAAAGGTAAGGCAGGACAACTTAAAGGCAAAGACGCCATTAAGAAGAAAAGTAAACCTGGCGGTAATGAAACTCCACATCCAGCAAGAGGAAAACTTGTAGGCGAAACTCTTAGAGAAGGTGCTCGTATTGATCATGCTGAAGATGTAATATTTTGGGAAGGTAGTAAAGGCGCAATGCGTGTCCTTAAATCATTACGCGACATGGCAGGAGGAGAGCATAAAAATGTTACACTCAAATGGGACGGATCTCCCGCGCTCATTTTTGGCCGCGATGAAAATGGAGAGTTTATATTTACAGACAAATCAGGTTTCGGCAAAAAAGGCGGAGTCGGAAGAACCAAAAGTCCAGATGCGATTAAGCAAGAGTTGCTCGGTCGTTCAGGTGGCAAACTCAGAGATGATCCGGGCCGTATAGCATTCGCAGATAAGATGGCAACAATTTTTAGTTTGTATGAAAAAGCAGTGCCAAAAGATTATAGAGGATACTTCAAAGGTGACTTGTTATATTATACAACACCTGAAGTAAAAGACGGACATTATACATTTAAGCCACAAACAGTTACATATAATATTGACGTTAAGAGTGACTTAGGTAAACGCATTGGTAAAAGCACAACAGGTATTGTAATACATAGAGAAGTTGATGCTGAAGGTAGTGAAGGTCCATTTAAAAACAAAGATATATTCCAAGGCAATGATGTATTTGTAGTTCCAAGTGTTACAACTGTAGCACCAGTTGAAGTTGATACATCTATATTAGACCAAACAGAAGCCGTTGTAAAACAAAACGCACAAGGACTAGATGCAATGCTTGATGAGCCTAGCCTAAGAGCGAAGCAAATGACAGATTTACCTAAAATATTTTATGCATACATCAACAGTAAAGTTGACACAGGATTAGATAACTTAGGTGGAGACTTTGCTAATTGGCTACAATCAGCAAAGATTAGTGAAAAGAAGAAAGCAAATGTTCTTGCATATATAAAAGAGCACATGGGACATTTCAAAGCAATGTGGAAAGTTGTAAGTGCAATACAAAAAGCAAAAGACGATATTATTGCTAAGTTTGACAGTCAGGGCGGAGATGTCAAACAGTCAATAGGTGACAAGCCGGGTGGTGAAGGATATGTGTTAGCACATCCTGGAGGCGACATTAAGTTAGTACCACGTAAAACATTCTCTGCCGCAAATAGAGCAGTAGAAAGATAAGGAAAACAAAATGAAAATTACAGACTTACAAGAAGGACCATACGATGTAGATCCAAAACTTATGCCGTATGTAAGAATGGGGCAAAAGATTGCTTCAGCATTAGAGCCAGGAAGTGGTATCGAATGGGAAGATGTAGAGTTTAACAAAGCGGCGGCATTAGGCTCGTCATTTGGAAAACTAGGATCATCATTTGGACCTAAGACACCAGGCGAAGCATTGAAAGATGCTAACGTAGATATTGAAATGGCAAAAGCAATTATTGCTAAAGTCAAAGGCGCAGATGTAAAACCAGGCGCAGGGGTAAAAGACCCAGAGCCAGAAGATCCAGAAGAAGAATCAGTTCAAGAAAGTGTTAACTTATCTGATAAAGATCTAGCAGACGCAGTGTTCAAAGCAATAGACCTAGCAGACAAATTAAAAGTAAATTATGCTGTTGACAAAGTAGCAGAATTTGCAGAAGATCTGTATAGTGCAGTAAACGGCAAAGAAGAATAGTATTAATGGCTGAAAAGTATACAGCAACTGAATGGGCAACCATGGAAGGAGGCCATAGTTTGGACACTCCTAAACAAGCACAGTTTTCTTTTATAAAAGACATGCACGAAGCACGTATGACTCGCCAAGCCGGCACAGTCAAAAGTTTAACGTATACAGATTGTTGTGAACGTTTGTATCTAAGTGTATTGGTATTAGAAGCACTTAATCAATATGCTTATTTTAGACGAACCGCAGGAGAGTATGCTAGAAGAACTACAGGATATGACACGTTCAAAGCATATAGAATGAGTGGTACAGATTTGTATAACTTTGCTTATTTTGTAAATGGTAATGACGAGGCTATGAACAAACTAAAAGATCCTAGTGCCGCAAAAGCAATGAGACAAAGAACGTTTCTTCCTTTGATGCAACTTAATGGTTGGCTGAAAAGTATTGCAAGTAATCATCAATACACCCAAACTTCACAATTCCTTATCAAACTTGAAGGTGCGTTGAATATTACTAATGCTGACTATAAAATTGTACGTAGAAATCTTACAAGATACAAAAGCCTAAGCACCAAAGACAAACAAAATACTATTACAAGATTACTAATTGCCGCAAGAGCAAAACTACGTACGAGTGATTTAGTAGACGATCTTGGAAAACTATCTGCAACCAACGACTTAGAAACAGCAAGAGTAGCAGATAACGAACCTACAGTAAGTGTACCAGATATTACTACAGATGCACGTGATATAAGTTTATATCGTTATATAGTAGGCACAGAAAATGTAATGCGTACTAAAAACTTCTTAAATCTAGCAAAACAAGGTAAAAGTGTACCAGGTCAGTTCGTACAAGGCTACGTTCCGGCGGTTAAAATGCTAGATGATATAGTAAAAGCAGGTCCTGCATACATAAATCTCCTAAGAGCACTGCATCAGAGAGCAAAAAAGAGCCGTAAATAGGCGTTTTTTCTCCTCTTTGGTAAATACATATAACAACTTCGTTAGAGAAAACGAAATTGGACATTAGAGAAAATAGGAGAATAAAATGTCAGCAGTAGCAAGAGTAAATCAAGACGGTCGTGATCACGGCGTTCAATACAACACAGCAGACCTAGTTGGTATGGAAATCGACGCAATCGTAGATATCAGTGCAAAAGATGGTATCGACGGATGTTTAGCACAAATAGTTAGTGAATTTTCACCAATTATGTACAAGTCAACAGGTACAGCAGGTAAGATCTTTATGATCGTACACGGACATGGTCAATCAGCGGCTTCAATGCAAGTACGCCTACAGAACATGGGTACAGTAGACAGTATCGATCTTTCAAGTGCAACAGTAACAGCACGTGACTTAGACGGATTTGTAGCAACTTAATAGTTGGTATAATTTAAATATTAAAAGGCTCAGTTTTTACTGGGCCTTTTTTTATGGCCGATAAGTAAGTATATGAACACGTTTGAATTAACTACAATTATAGATATTACAAAGACTAATGCACGTAGAGGCGAAGACAAACTAGCATACGGGCAACAGCAGAACTATATGAGTTTGATACAAACTCTTGGCCTTAGAACAAACGTAGAAGTTTCAGACCCTGTGTTCAAAAAACAAAAAGCCGTAGGCTTTGGTAGTGAGTATTCTTCAAAAAGTCTTAACGTATGGCGTTGTATTATAACTGTAGAACAAGACGAATCCCACAGTGTTGAAATGATGCAAGAAGACTTTGATATGGTTCCTGTTGTAAAGAACCTAAAAGAAAACTGTAAATTAGATGATGCGTTATTCTGTACATCAGACCCCAAAAAGTGTAATATCTTGTTTAAGATTTATAAGCAAGATGATAAATACTCTATATAAGGCAACCATCAAAACACTATTCAAGGCAAATTAGGCTAACTTTAAGAGTTTACTAATGGAGAATAAAAATGGCAACTGCCTTAGAACGTGAAAACTTAGAAGCACATGTAGATTTATGCGAACAAAGATATAAAAATCTTGAAGGTCGTTTAGATAAAATCGAAGCCAAAGTGCATCATATTCACGATGATATTACTAAAGGCCAACAATCAATGACAAAAGTCATTATTGGAGCAAGCGGAACTATAGTTGCAGGCTTGCTATCCACAATCGTAGTTATTTTACTAAACCTTTCCTAAACATAAATACAGTATGAACTTAAGAGAAATCATTACTGATCCCGTATCTGATGAAATAATTATAGAGAAACAAATATGGGGACGCAGGGGTAATAAAGCCGTACGCAAGTATAGATGCTCCGGTGGCACTCGACATGGAAGAATAGTAAGTGCTCCTAGTGCATGTTTCAAACCTATTAACATGAAGGCACGTTATACTTTAAAACGTACACAAGCAAGGCTTGGTAAGCGTATAGCAAGAAAGTCTAGAAGAACAAAGCGTATTAATCCAGTAAGTAGAAGAATTAAGGCAATGAACAAAGCGAGACGCTAATGTTACTTAGAGAAGTTTTCACACTTGAAGATAAAAATAGTTGTAAAGATGGTGAATATTTTTGCAATGATGATCAAATGTGTAAACCTATACCAGATGGCTGGGAAGTAATGCCAGACGGTGAACTAGTTCAAAATGAAGCAGTAAGAACTATTTGGAGTCGTTCAGGTGGTAAACAAGTTCGTAAGTATCGTTGTACAAGCGGAGTGCGTAAAGGACGTATTGTTGCGAGAGCGGCAACATGTAATAAACCATTAAATCAAAAAGCAAAGATTACACTTAAGAAAACAAAACGCAAAACTCCAAACAAAATTAAAATTAACACAAAGAAAACTAAAAGAGCAAATCCAGCAAGTAAACGTTTGAAACGTATTAACGTAAGACCTAAGAAACGTTTTGCAGGCAAAAGGAGGATGGGCTAGTGAGGTTTGACGAATTTAATAAAAATGACAAAGGCGAAAGACTCGACCTAATCATTAATGAGAATCCATTAGCAGTAGTAGCACCGGCAATAGGAGCACTAGCAAGAGGAGCGGCTAAAACAGCGGCACCAATTGTTAAAAAAGGTGCGAAGGAACTAGTCAAGCGTGGTACTCCTGTTGTAAAAGATTTGATTAAAAAAGGTAAAGATTTATTCAAGCGTGATCCTGACGGTCCTAGTAGTGGCGGACGTAACAATCCTAGAACAGGAGTAAAACAAACTCCACCAAATGTTACAACCACAGCACCTAAACAACCAGCAATGCCTAAAGGCCCTGCAGGAGGAGCACCAGCAGTACCAAGCGGAACATCAGCACCTAAGACACAACAGCCACCAACTTTGCAAGTGCCTAAGCCAGGCACAGCACCAAAAATTAGAACGCAACCACCTGGACGATTAGCACCTCCATCAGTGGCGGCACCTAAACAACCAGGAGCACCAGCACCTAGCACAGCGGCACCTAAGCCACCAGCACCTAGCACAGCGGCTCCTAAACCAGGACAAACACCTGCAAGGCCACAACAGCCATCTGCGCCAGGACAAGCACCTAAACCACAACAAGCACCTAAACCACAAGTACAACCAAAGCCAAAGCAAGTACCAGGGTTGAAGTCAAGAACAGGCACAGGAGTACTTCCTAAAAAGCCTGGAGGCGGAGGAGGAATAGGTAAAGGCATAGGACTAGGAGCATTAGGACTAGCAGGACTTGCGGCATTATCAGGCAGAGGTGGACCTGGAGGAACAGGTTACAAAAAGTCAGATCCACAAACATTTGATGTACCCAATCAACCACAAGGAGCCACAGGCGAACCTATGGATGCACCAGTACCTACTTCAGTAGCAGGTCCTGGACCAAAACAGGCGCAAGCGGCCGCAGATCAACCAGGTGCAGAACCTACTGATCCAAAGGCGCAAGCACAGCAACGTAAGATGCAAAAAATGCAAAAAGACGTTGCTCAAAAACAAATTAAGGCTAAAAAAGCCGAATTAGATATGTTGAAAAAGCAACTACAGAGTATGAAATGAAACTAAACGATTTAATAACACAGTTTACCATAGCAATGACTAACGAAGAAGCAAAATTACTTCGTAGTGTAAAGGGCGTTATGCCGTTAGAAAGTTTTGACGAAAGAGAACAATTCGTTCTTGAAGGGTTAATACGTAAGAGTTTAGTAAGTAAAGTACATAATAATGGGAATACCATGGTGGTTGCAAATGACGAAAGCCTTAATAAGTGAACTAAAAGCCTTGATTGAACAAGGTCTTGAAGATGTACCCTTTCCGTATGTAAGGGGTAATAGCGTTCGCATAGGTAATATGGTAGTGCGTACAAGCAAAAATGGTAACTTTGTATTCGATATGAAATGCAAGAAGCAAGTAGCACACACTTTTAGTAAAACTGCCGCAGTTGCTATTGCTAAAAAGCATGCCGAAGGGCAAAATGTAGTCAACGAAGTGCTTAGAATTGATTATGAAATTGAAAAAAACTACAATGATGCAGTATTTTTCCAGCACAGTTACAAGCAAGCAGACGATGAATTACGCAAAGAAGTGCTAGAATGTAGGCTAGATATTGCTACAACTAAGATCGACAGGGGCAGAACCCAACTAGAAGACTATATATACAATTAGAATGATAAATAACTATAACAAATTCTGCAAGGATATGAACAATGAACATTAGAGAAATTAAAACACCAATTACAGCCGCAACACTTAATGAAAGTCTTGCGAAACGCTATGGCACTAAAATTGATATTGCCAAGTTTACTTTACCGCAACTAGAAGATGCACGTAACAAAATACGTACAATGCTAAAAGACATTGAAACAAACGAAAGTTTTGATTCAGTGAAAAGCGAAAGTTATCAAAAGTCTAAATTATTTTTAGATGTTCTTAATCAAGCAATTAAAGAAACACCAGCGATTGTTGAAGCACCAGAAGGCAAAATGCCATCCAAAGCAGAAGTAATGAAATGCTGTAAAGATGGAATGAGTGAAGCAGAAATTTGTAAAAAGTATCCAGATTGTGATCAAGCAAAACTTAAAGAGATGTGCAAAGATTGTAAATCAGAAATGAAAGAATCAGTTATCAAAGAAGGTGCAGAAGATAACGCAGAATTAGTTATGGCTTCCAAAGACATGGTAGATAGAGTTACTGGTTGGATGGAAGACACAGCAGAAATGCAAACAGAGTCAATGTTAGAACTTGCAGATGCTATCAGAGACGAACTAGGTGCAGAAAAATCAGAAGCATTTACTAATGCAGTTAAGCCATCATTAGAAGCAATGTATACTGCAATGGAATCAACACGTGAAGCACTAACACAAGGTGTAGGCATTGTAACAGGCGAAGGTGAAGCCGTGGATACAATGGGTGCTGAAGATCCAGCAGGAGAAGATCCAGCAATGGAGCCAACAGTTGATGCAGATGCAGAAGAACCAGCAGTAGATCCAGAAACAGGCGAAGCGGCAGATGACTTTGGTGCAGATGCGGCGGCCGCAGGTGGCGAAGCAGAAGCAGGACGCGAAACACGCGAAAGCATAGAACGCTCACGCAAGATTGGAACGTTACTAGCAGGAAAAAAGTCGTAACTGAGAACGTCGACACGGAAGTGTTGAAAAAGGTCTTAACCGTCCTCAGTAACAAAGACCAAAAAACATTTAAATTTGATCAATTAGACCAACTAATGCAAAACGTTGGAAAATCTCAATTCAGTTATGATGTATTTCTTCAAGCATACAATGGTGATCCAACAGTCAAAGCAATGATAAAAAACTTTGATAAAGAGAAACTTACTTTTAAAAGCAGTGAAATGGACGACATTCCACAAGACGCTAAAGAGCCAAGTGCTGATCAAACTGTTTCCTCAATGGCAAAAAGAGCCACAGATTTAGGTTGACAATAGACAATACTTCTAGTATAATTAACTTAAATTAGGAGCATACTTTATGACAACAAGAACTGATGAAGAGATCATCAAACAAATCAAAGAGTTAATAGAATCGCATGTCAAGCCTGGTGTTGCAAGTCACGGCGGCAATATTGAATTTGTCGACTACAAAGAAGGAAACTTGCTACTAGAACTAGGTGGCGCTTGCTCAGGATGTTCAGGCAGTACAATAACACTCAAACTGGGTGTCGAAAATATGATTAAGCACTACGTTCCAGAAGTACATACGGTCGAAGCACAAGACGACCCATTTAGTACAGTGGATCCTTTTTATAGTGATCCATTTGCTATGCAACACGATTGGGACGAGGTTGATGACACTAATAACAAATAAGTTTGATTACCAAACAATTCAAAGAAAAAGTGTAGATGGTAAGCGTAAGTATCTAACTCCTGACGGAGGCGCTGTAGCAAGCGTTACAACAATCTTAGACGCCACAAAAGACAAGACACATCTTATTGCTTGGCGCAAGCGTGTAGGTGAAACTGAAGCACAAGAGATTGTAACAGAAGCCGCAGGTGTTGGAACACGTATGCACAAATACTTAGAAGACTATGTTGAGTTTGGCACATGGGCTGAACCAGGTAGCAATCCTTATGCTAAACAAGCACACATGATGGCAACACAAGTAAAAGAAAATGCATTATCAGATGTAGATGAAATATGGGGTAGTGAAGTTGCATTATATGTCCCACAGATGTATGCAGGTACTACAGACTTAGTAGGACAATACAAAGGTAATCCTTGTATTATGGACTTCAAGCAAACTAACAAGCCTAAGAAATTAGAGTGGGTACAAGATTATTTCTTACAATTAACAGCATATGCTATCGCACACAACGAAATATACGGAACTAACATTTGTGAAGGACACATTTTTATGTGTAGCAGAGCAGGTGAATATCAACAATTTGACCTATGGCCGCATGAGTTTAAAGAATGGGAACAAGAATGGTGGAATAGGGTTTATGCATATTATGAGAAACACGGCTAAATATGTATAATAGGAGACGAATATGGCAGTAGTACAAATCAGTCGTATACAAGTTAGAAGAGGTAAAAAAGGTGTGGATAACTTGCCGCAACTTGCTTCTGGAGAACTTGGATGGGCAATTGACAGTCAAGAGTTTTATGTAGGTAACGGCAGTGTGAGCGAAGGTGCTCCTGCGGTAGGCAATACTAAGATTCTTACAGAACATGATAGCATTTTTCAACTTGCAGGGCAGTATACTTACAGAAATGATAGTGGTTTAACAACTGGTCCAAGTTCAACACAACCAATACAAAGAAGTTTACAATCAAAATTAGATGAAAACGTATACGGTTCAGACTTTGGAATGAAAGGCGATGGCACTACAGATGATACTGTAGCATTACAAAGAGCAATCGACCAACTGTTTATTAATACAAACAAAACTAATCCATCAAGCAGAGTTAAGTTAGTACTTTCTCCTGGTACATACGTACTTTCTGCTACAATTAAACTTCCTCCTTATGCAACTATTTTAGGTGCAGGAGTAGATAAAACAATTATTAATACTAGTGCCGCAGAAGGATTTACATTTGTAAATGGTGGAAGCACACCAGGATCATATGCCGCAACTTCTACTAATAGTTTTATTAACCAAGCAAAAGATATTACTATATCAGGAATGACAATTAATCAAAGTGTAGCAGGCGTTATGTTTGATATGCACAGTGTAAGAAATAGTCATTTTAGTAATTTAAAAGTTGTAGGCAATTGGAATTCAGGCGATGCATTAATTCCTACACAAAAAGCATTTAGCCTAATAGGCGACAGTGCGGCAGTAATGAGTAATAATAATACCTTTGTTGATATTATTATGAAAGGTTGGACTTACGGAATTTATAGTGACTTCAACATTAACGATACTCTTGTTAAGAGTAGCACATTTGACACACTAGGTTATGGCGTTGTGCTAGGTGAAAATATTACATTAGGACAACTAGGTCAAGAAGCAGGACCAACAGGAACAAAAATTCAAAACAGTACATTTGACGAAATTGCAAAGAACGCTGTTTGGGTCAAAGAAGGTACAAATACTTCTAGTGTTGGTAACACTTTTAATAGTGTTGGTAACAACAATGGTACTGAAGCAAGTAGTGCTCATGCAGTAATGAAGTTTGATAAGACTGGGAACACTAGTTCCGGAGACTTCTTCAAACGATTTGAAGCATTGTCGTTCGAGCAACAATATATTGTAAACCAAAAGTTTACACCAGTCATTGAAGGTAGTTGTCAATTTGATATGAACGGAACAAGTGCATTAGAAGTTGTGTTCCAACCTAATCCAAATAGATATTTTAGACTACCAGGTGACGCAAATACAAATTACGAAATTGATTATGTTTATCATAGTACAGCATACCAAGCACATCGCAATGGTATACTTCATGTTACTGTTGATTATGATAATGATAATATAATCGTAAAGGACGAGTATTCATTTACTGGTTCTTCAGGACTTGTTACAAACTTTGAATTAACTGCAAATTTAGTTGACGAAAATGCAGACGCAACTAAAGATACAGTTGAAATTAATGTTAGTAATGCAACAGCAACCGACGCTGGAACTTTCAAATTCCACGTGAGATCAAAACGGTAATAAATGAATGATTTAAATTATGAGCAAAGGCTCTCTGAATGGTCAGCGTTTAGAGATACTTTAGAAGATTCTAAAGATCCTTTGCAAGATGTAATTAATTATTACAACAAAATACCTACGGTGAGTATTCAAACAGATCCGTATACGCCAAGTACTTGGCCTGGCCCTTGGGAGTTAGTTAACGAAAATATGTATTGCGACTTCTGTCGTGTACTAGGGATGTGTTATTCTTTACAGTTAACTGACCGTTTTTCGAGGGAAAGATTCGAGATACATATTGGTATAAACAACAAAAAGTCAGAACATTACTATCTACTAGTGGTAGGTGATAGGGTGTTAGGACTTGATAATTCAACGCATGTACATGTAGATCAAGCACTAAAAGATTTAGAACCGCAAGAGATTCATCACATGCCGCCCCTAAACTAAATACCACACGAAACGAAAAAAAGATAAAAGAACGGAGAGAGACAGATGACAAACGGTACCATGATCGTAAAAAGAACAGGTAAAAAAGAACCACTAAACATTGATAAGATACACTTTGTAGTACAAGAAGCAAGTGCAGAGTTAGCAGGAGTAAGTGCAAGTCAAATTGAAATGAATGCAAACTTACAATTTTACGATGGTATGAGTACAAACGAAATACAAGAAATATTAATTAGAAGTGCTAATGACTTAATTTCATTAGAAGCACCTAATTATCAGTATGCCGCGGCACGTTTATTATCTTATGGTATCAACAAACAAGTTTTTGGTCGTTATGAAAATATTCCGTTTAAAGAAATGATTGAAAAAAATATTGAACGTGGTGTTTATGATCCGTCAATACTTAAAAGTTATACTGACGAAGAAATTGCTTCATTAGATTCTTATATTAAACACAAGCGTGATGAGAACTTTACCTACGCAGGTTTGCGTCAGGTGGCTGACAAGTATCTTGTACAGGATCGTTCTTCAGGTCAAATATTTGAGACTCCTCAGTTCATGTACATGATGATTGCGGCAACACTATTTGCGAACTATCCTAAAGAAGATAGAATGTATTATGTAAGGAGATACTACGATGCGACCTCACTTTTTAAAATCAATATCCCAACGCCAGTCATGGCGGGTGTCAGAACACCTGTTAGACAGTTTGCTTCGTGTGTCCTTGTTGACAGCGACGATACCCTTGATAGTATCTTCGCAAGCGATATGTCGATTGGTAGATACACTGCACAAAGAGCAGGAATTGGAATCAATGCTGGACGAATCAGAGGCGTTAATGCGAAGATCAGAGGCGGAGAAGTAGCACACACAGGTATCATTCCATTCCTTAAAAAGTTTGAAGCAACAGTAAGATGTTGTACACAGAATGGTGTACGTGGCGGCAGTGCAACTACACACTTCCCGTTTTGGCATCAAGAGATTGAAGACATCCTTGTGCTAAAGAACAACAAAGGAACAGAAGACAATCGTGTACGTAAGTTAGATTATTCTATTCAACTTAATAAAACAATGTATGAAAGATTGTTGTCCGGTGGCGACATAACTTTATTCTCACCACATGATGTGCCAGGATTGTATGAAGCATACTTTGGTGATGCAGACGAATTTAAAGAACTATATGAATCTTATGAACGTAAGACTAGTATTAAAAAGACAAAAGTAAGTGCAATGGATTTATTCTCAGCACTAATTAAAGAACGTGCAGAAACAGGACGCATTTATATTATGAATGTTGATCATTGTAACACGCACAGTTCATTTAAAGACAAAGTATATATGAGTAACTTGTGTCAAGAAATTACGTTACCAACTAAGCCATTGAATCATATTGATGATGAAGAAGGTGAAATTGCGTTGTGTATCCTTAGTGCAATTAATGTAGGAACAATTCGATCAGTTGACGACTTAGAAGAACTATGTGAACTAGCAGTAAGAGCATTAGAAGAAATTATTGACTATCAACGTTATCCAATTAAGGCGGCAGAGATTAGTACAAAAGCAAGACGTAGTTTAGGTGTAGGATATATTGGACTTGCACACTACCTTGCAAAGAATAAAGTTAAGTATGATGATCCAAAAGCATGGAAACTTGTACACGAACTTACAGAAGCATTTCAATATTATTTGTTAAAAGCAAGTAATGAATTAGCACAAGAGCGCGGTGCATGTGAGTATTTTAACCGCACTAAATACAGTGACGGCATCCTTCCTATTGATACGTATAAGAAAGAAGTTGATGACATTGTAAAGGTAAAATTAAAGTATGATTGGAATAATTTACGCAAGAGCATCAGAGATCACGGCCTTCGACATTCGACATTGTCCGCTCAGATGCCATCAGAAAGCAGTTCCGTTGTGTCGAACGCGACTAACGGAATCGAACCACCACGCGGATACTTGTCCGTTAAGAAGTCCAAAAAAGGGCCTCTTAAGCAGATTGTTCCGCAGTATACTACACTAAAGCAACATTACACACTATTATGGGATATGCCTAGTAACGAAGGCTATATTAAAACTGTAGCAGTGATGCAAAAGTTCTTTGATCAAGCAATCAGCGGAAATTGGTCATACAATCCAACACATTTTGAAAATAATGAAGTTCCAATGAGTCAGATGATTCAAGATTTGTTAAATACGTACAAGTTAGGGTGGAAGACAAGTTATTATCAAAACACTTATGATTATAAAACTGACCCTAGTGAATTAATTGACGAGCCAGCACACAATGTTGGATGGCACGACAATGTAAAAGAATCTCCAGTCGAGCGTACTGAGTTTAACGGTACCGACGAAGAGTATGATGAATATTGCGAGGCATGTGCAATTTAGGTTGACATGAACGCATACAGAGTGTATAGTAATAGAGAAGAAGTAAGTAAGGAAGAGAAATGGCAAAGACAGTCTTTAACAAAGAAAAAGTAGACTTCACCAAACAAAATATGTTCTTTGGTGCAGATCAAAATACACAGCGATATGATGTATTCAAATTCCCTGTGTTTGATAAACTTAATCAAACAATGTTAGGTTATTTTTGGAGACCTGAAGAAGTAAGTCTACAAAAAGATAGAGCAGACTTTGCACAATTTCGTCCAGAGCAGAAACATATTTTTACTGCTAACCTAAAGTATCAAACATTACTAGATAGTGTACAAGGACGTGGTCCATGTTTGGCATTCTTGCCACATGTATCTATTCCTGAACTAGAAGGTTGTATTGTTACTTGGGACTTTTTCGAAACAATTCACTCACGTTCGTATACACATATTATGAAAAATGTATATGCTGATCCAGCAGAAGTGTTTGATACTATCTTAGATGATGAAAAAATTATTGCAAGAGCAACGAGTGTTACTAAACATTACGATGCGTTTAATGAAGCAGTAGATGCGTTTCAACATCGTGGCGAAGGTAACATGTATGAAGTTAAGAAAAAACTTTATATGGCAATGCAAACTGTAAACATCTTAGAAGGTTTACGTTTTTATGTTTCGTTCGCTTGTACATTTGGTTTTGGTGAACTAAAACTAATGGAAGGTAGTGCAAAAATTATTTCACTTATTGCTAGAGACGAAGCACAACATTTGGCACTTAGTACTCATGTATTAAAACTATGGGCTCAAGGCAAAGACGATCCAGAGATGGCTAAGATTGCTAAAGAGTGCAAAGAAGAAGTATATGACTTATGGCGAGAGTGTGTTGCAGAAGAAAAAGACTGGGCTGAATACTTGTTCAAAGACGGCAGTATGATTGGTTTGAATACCACACTACTTAATCAGTATGTAGAATACATTGCAAACCGTCGACTAAAAGCACTGGGCTTTGATACAATTTTTGATGCTCCAGTTAATACTAACCCGCTACCTTGGACACAACACTGGCTAAGTTCATCTGGATTGCAAGTTGCACCTCAGGAGACTGAAGTTGAATCATACATCATCGGTGGAATTAAACAGGATGTTGATAAGGACGCACTTAAAGGATTTAGTTTATGAGTATAGAAATCTGGGGTAAGCCTGCTTGCCCTTCTTGCATGAAAGCAAAAGCATTATGTGAATCAAGATCGTTTGATTTTAAATATAAAACACTCGGACAAGATTTTAGTAGAGAAGAAGTTTTTGAAAACTTTCCAGATGCAAAAACATTTCCTCAAATCAAAGTATACGGCAAATCAATTGGCGGATACGAACAGTTTGTAAAATATATCGAAGATACAAACTACAACGGAACAGGACACGGATAATATATGTTAATTGAAGCACCTTATAAGGTAGGAGATACCGTATCTTTTAAACTTAGCAGTGGAGAAGAACTTGTTGCAAGACTCGATTCAGAGTCTGACAAGGCTTTTGTACTCAACAAGCCAATGGTAATCATTGCACAACAACAAGGTTTAGGTCTAGCACCATTCATGTTTAGTGTAGCACCAGATGGTAAATTTAGCCTTGCAACTTCATCAGTTGCATGCCTAGCAAAAACTGAAAAAGGCATTGCCGCACAGTATATCGAAAAGACTACTGGCATCGCTCTGCAATAATCGGTTGACAACTGCTAGAAAGTAATATATAATAAACATTTAAATAGGAGAAAACTATGACAAACCACGAACAGATTGTACAAGCGTTCAACAATTACCTAACAGAAGCATCGACTTTTGATGAAAAAGGTGTGAAAGCCGCGGCAACAAGAGCAAGAAAAGCACTAGGCGATCTTGGTAAACTTACTAAGGCACGTAGAGCAGAAATTCAAGATAAAAAGAACTCAATGTAATGAGCGGACAACGGCGCTGGCTTAAATTATGGGCTAGGACTGTTGGCATGCCGATAGGCATTGACGATAACGATAAGCCAGAGTTCCTTCCAATTACACAAACAGATGTAAAGAAGGCTCTGGCTTTTCGCACCTTTTGGATTGTATTGCATGTTGTTACATGTTTTATGATCATTGCAGGAAATGGAAAGACTTTAGGGCTTTGGTAAAACCAAATACAAAATTTAATCTCTCTGTTAGAGACATAGAAGTAATCGAACAAGCGTTACGAGCAAAAGCAGGCCGAAGAGGTTTAGCCATTGCTGAAGGCGAAACGTCTCCTCAATTAAGAGAAGAGATGAATGAAATACAACAACTACTAGGAAGAATACACGACCAAAAGAATTGGTTTGTATCTAAAAAATTTACTCCAGGCGGATAGTTTTTAGTACGCATATAAATAATGTATGAGATATTTAATTGGGCAGTGTGAATACAAATGGTCCCACGCACATAAGAGCATGGAAAACATGTGGATAATGCGTGAACTAGGACAAGACTTGTGGAAGCAATGCAATCAAGACGGATTTCAATTAGAGTACATTAGAAGCAATAGTCAAAGTTTACCAGGAGACATATATTGTCGTTGTGATATCTATGTAGATGTAGACGATCACAAGGCAGGCACAATGTTTGCTATAAAATATTCAGAAGTAACAACGCCAGTTTCTAAAGTTCAATAAACTCTTTTTCTCGGTCAAGATATTTGTAATCGATCTTGACAGGATCAAACTTCTCTAAAGCATCGAATATCAATTGCTTATCTAAATCACCACAAGTATATACATCAAGTTGTACTAAGCAAGGGGCACCTTCGTCCCATACATGTATTGCAACATGACTAGTTTCAATAATAGTAACACAAGTCAAGCCTCGGTTGCCTTCCATTTCACAATACTTCGCAAACGGTCCCATCATTATTTTCATACCAATGTCTCGAATTAGATTAGATGACCAATCGATAATTGTTTGCTCGTACCTTGGAGGGTTACTTACTTCTGCTCTAACTATCAAATGTTTATGTTGTAACATAATTGGAGGTATTTAGTATAAAAAAAGGTTGACAAGAATGCCTTTTGACTGTATAAATAATGTGTAGACGTTGAAGCAACGTGAACGCATACAGGACTCGGGGGCAGTACCCGACGACTCCACCATAAACACATTTACTGAGTGTGCTTATGATGGGGTCGAACTAGGATCGACTGGTGTTGTAGTGAAGTGGAGTTTACCGGATGACTGCGTTATTGGTCAAACTTTATAATTGCAAACGACAATTATGCGCCAGAAATGGCAATGGCGGCCTAATTTAGGTCACCGGGGTTGATCACCTAGCAACAGAACGATTGGGAAGGGTGTTGTAGAAATACAACATCCTTTCTTATTGAAGAACCGGATTAGCATAGGTTTGCTAGTCTTTTGATAAGTAATATATGGAGTGCATACTAACCGGGATAGCACTCTTTAATTTTTTAAAATTTAAGGAAGAAGATATGCGAATTACAACAATCGCCACAGCGGTCCTTATGGCGCTTTCATCAGCGACATTGGCCACAACAGCAACAGCAGAAGCAACTGAAATTGCTCCAAGATTAAGTTTAGATACTGAAGTAAAAATGACTCACATGGTAGATGCAGAAACTAACGTTTTAACAATCAATCCAGAGTTTACATATGCGGCAACATCTGCTCTTGACCTTTCAGTAGGTACTACATTTAACCTTTGGGAAGATGTAACAGATACAAACTTTACAGATGAGTTAGATCATATGCCAGTGCTAGAACTAGAAGCAGATTATGCTTTAAGTGATGCATGGTCTTTAGAAGGCTCAATGAACTATGACCTAGAAGCAGGTGAGCGTTCGGACATTAAACTAGTAGCATCGTTCTCGTTCTAATTTAGTTTAAACTTTATAAAAAGGGTCGCCTAGTGCGGCCTTTTTTTATGACAAAAATTAATAAATACGTACATAACCAAGGAGGGTTATGAAATTACACAAGTATTACGAACCACATGAAACACACCCGAAGAAAACAAGCATAGGAAGAAACCACAGTAGAACAAAGTTTAGTTCAATGAATAAAGGTAAGAAGCGTTCTTACAAGAAATACAAAGGACAAGGAAAATAACAAATGGAAATGTTTATATTAGTATTAAGTATGTGGGGCAAAACAGCCTCAGACGAATGGATGTACATTGGCAACCAATATGTATACAATACTCCTATGACACAAGAACAATGTGAAAATATAATTAACCCAAGTTCGTGGTCGTTCCATGGAACAAATGAATACTACAAGGTACAGTTAGATTGTATGCCACAAGGTAGCGAATTAAAATAGGAGAAGTATATGGCGGACAAAGAAGATAATACAGGTAAGATGGAAGTAGCAGTAAGAATATTAGGCAACGAGTTAGTTGCACTAAAAATGGTAGTAGACGACTTTAAAATTAAATGGTTAATTTATGGAGTTGTAACTATTGTAGCATTAGGATGGGCGGCAAGCAGTTTTGGACCTGCTTTGTTCGACATGGTCGGCGACAATGCTCAGTAAACAATGTAAATTACACTTAGAAAAAGTAAACGAAACACCAATACAACACATGAAGACGGCACTCAAGACAGCAGTGAAATTACAACTATTAGTGCCTGCTTTAATTATACACAGTGTAGCACCGAGGTACTTCACTAATACAGCAACTAATGTAATGAGGGAGATATTAGATGGAAGGCAAAGTAACTGAAGGTGATGTTCAAGCAGGTATAGAATTTATATACCATATGCGAGAACATTTAGTAGACGTAGGTATAGCAACAGCATATTTGTTTGTTTGTTATACAATTTATTTGTTATTAAAAAAATATATAAAGTGAGGGAAAACAATGTACGAATATAAATGTAAAATATTAAGAGTAGTAGACGGAGACACAGTTGATATAGATATCGATCTAGGCTTTGGTATATGGATGCACAAAGAACGTGTTCGAATGATGGGAATTGATACTCCGGAATCAAGAACAAGAGATAAAGTGGAGAAGACATTTGGACTTGCATCAAAAGACAGACTCAAAGAACTGTTACCAATTGGATCAACACAACATCTCAAAACAGAAATTGACAGAAGCGGAGAAGACAAAAAAGGAAAATTTGGAAGAATCCTTGGAGACTTCATTGTTGACGAAAAGAGATGCACTGATATTCTTATTGAAGAGGGACATGCTGTAGCATACTTTGGTGGATCTAAAGACGAGATTGAAATGAAACACATGGCAAATAGAGAGAAATTGCTACGTGAAGGTGTTGTTGCCCGCGATGAATACGATGCGGCTGTAGCACTAATGAGTAAATAAACCGCTAAAATACGCGGAAAATAGACTTTTTACCAAAAAAGGTTGACGTCTGCGCTTTATTATGTTATTATACTGTTAATATGTTAACTAAAATAATAAAAATAATAAGGAGTAACATTATGTCAAATACAGCAAAAGGTACTAAGTTCTTTAACGAAGGAACTCAAAACCAACAAATCTTAGCAAACTATTGGGGTAACGGTAAATCGTTTACAACTTCAGATCTAACTGATGACTTAGAAATTATGTCACCAGGTGCAAGATTAACTGAACTAAGAGAAGAAGGTTTCGACGTAAGAGTAGTTGAAACTAACTCACATGATTCAGTAGGTAGACCAGAATCTACATACAAAATCATGAAAAGAAGAGTTCTTGCGTAATCTTTTACCAAAATAACTTGACTTTTGCGCCTTGGCGTGCTATTATATACAAGTAATAGGCAAACGAAAGGCGCAATAGTATGACAATGAGTTTAGTACGTGGGATGACCACACTCAATAC